ACTGTAGTTGCATAGCAACATCGCCAGCGGCCCTAGTGCCCCACCAGTTGCGGTCATTAATAGAATCGTAAGCATAGACAACTTGGTTGCCGCTACCGTCTGACGCTCTAGTCTGTATATTGATAGAGCCATACGTAGACGTCGTGTCTCCATATAGAGATTGATACATCGTAGGCGAAAAACCACTAGAGGTGTTCCACGCCATACGCATACGAGAGCCGGTATTATCACTTTCGACAAACTCAAGCGCAGGGGTGGCACCAGTAATAAAGACGTCTTCGGTTGAGCCGTCAACAGAAAGGACTGTGTTAATAGTTCCTGTGAAATCTAAGTTTCCAGTGCCAGTAATGTCATGACTATTAAGGTCAAGATCACCACCAAGCTGCGGCGTAGTGTCGTCTACTACTGCGTTAATACCTACACCAGATACATTGGCAAACGATAGCGTACCTGAGCCGTCTGTAGTCAGTACCTGATTAGCAGAGCCGTCTGCTGTTGGGTAGGTAATACCGTCAATTGTTAGACCAGCAAGGGTATCAATTCTGTTTTCACCTGACGTACCGTCGTGATAGATTTCCATGTCCCGACCAGAGGCAGTGCCACGGCCAAGTTCAATTTTTTGGTTGTCTGCTAAATCAAGGTTATCTGTAAATATACGACCAGCGTATCTAAACTTGTCCCCGTTTTGCTTATCCATGACAAATAAGCCAGCTTGACCGGGCGACAGACGAGCGATAACAGTTGATTGGTCGTCGTTATTGTAAACCTGAATGTAGTCAAACTGGGATGAAGAGGTACTTGCTTCGTTGTTTTTGATGACCATTAGCCGACCATCATTGACTTCATTTGTGTCTGATATAAATACAGCAAGACCACCTGCAATCGAATGAGTCAAGTCGTAGTAAGTTCTACCTTCGGTTCCGGTAATGTTGTAAGGACTTCCCGTTGATATTTTTACCTCTTCGTCAACAGCGGTAGCTGTGCCTAAGGTAACCAACTTAGTTGTTAAATCAACAGTAAAGTCAAACGTTTCAGTAAACGAGCCGCCACTTGGCTTTCTTTCCACTTTGATTCTTGACGTGGAATCAGGACTATCAAAAGTATAAGTAAATTCTCTCTCACCTGCCGAAGGCGTAAAGGTATCTGTCCCCTCTGGAACAGTTACAACTTTAGTGTCACCAAATCCAAACTTAGATATCCCGGTTGTTCCCTTAATGTCAACGTAGGAAGGGAGAAACTTGGTACCTGTTGTTATATCATAAAGACGAATAAACTCGCGGCGTGAAGTAGCAGCGTCAGGATCTGCTGTAAAGTAGAATCCTTTATCAAACGTTGGATAAGTAATGTTATTAGCGCTTGGTAGGATTCCTGTTAGCAAAGTAATCGGGCGGATAATTTTTATACTTCGTCCGCTTGGAGGAGCAGTAGTAAAGGTTACGGTTGAAGTTTGGCCGTCAACATTGTCTAAATCTGAAACCGTATAGTCAGTTGTTAGCGCCTGAAGCGTATAGTTTGAACCTGTACCGTCGTCTACATAAACAACTAGATCAGTAGCTACTTGAGCGTACGGCCCAGTAAATACGGTCGTGCTTCCGCTTACTGTTACTGCTGTTGATGGGCTATATATTTTTATGTTGTCGCCGCTAGTCGCGCCAGTAGTTAAAGTTATGTCTCCACCAGTTGAATTACCAACACCAGATACCGTATAATCGGTACCTTCTTCAAGCTTCGTACCGTTCTGTAAGACGACAATTTGATTTACATTGGTAATTTTAAATCTATACGCAAAAACTGTTTGACTAGCGGTTGCAGTATAGTTGACATAGTAATTAGCAACATCTTGATCTGTAGTAAACGTACAGTTTTCTAACTTACCAGAGGACAGCTGGTTATTTTTGGTATCTGTAACATTTAAGAATGTCTGTCTTGGACGATAAACGTACAAATGCTCGCAGTCAATACTGTCAACACTATCGAGATCAACCAACGGTCCAGTCATGTAGGGGCCGTACATGAATGAGCTAGTCATTCGTAGATTTCTAATTTGTGCGGTCTGTGTACCGTTTCCGTCTCCCTTAATAAAAGATCGGCCTCTAACGCTTGTGTTTTCTTGATACACATTATCAAAGAGCAACTGTTGTATTGTACCGTTGTCAGCATAAAAACCGTGGTTGTTGCAGTTTTGTATTGCAGTGCTTTTTACTGATACGTTGACAAAAGTTCCTTCAGTCCATCGGATGCCGTTACTAAAAGAATCAATAAGACAATTACTAACATTCCATAGACCTGCAAAGAAGCCTGTAGCTCCTGTTATACCGTCCCCTGTGTTACTGGCCTGTTCTCCGTCTCCACTAGGGCCGAATATAAAGCACTGGTCCATAGTAAAGAACCAAGCGTTTCGGATTTTTAAACCGCTACCGCCAGTATTATATTGTTTAAAACTACAGTTATTAAAAGATATTCCGGGGCAAGATTCAGAAGTAATGATATACCCCGTGTTATCTGCTATGAAGGTCATGCTTTGACCACGGAAGTTTCTAGCGTCTGTTCCTGAGAACGTTCCAGTAGGCTCAACAATAATTCCTTGGCCGCCAGATGTAGATTCTAAGACTGATCCGTAAATACGATTAGGCTCTGTTTTAAGGAACTTAATATCAGAAATTGCCATCCTTCCGGTGCCTAAGAATACAAAGCGCCCATCTCGATTGGATTCGGAAATACTGATAGAAAGCCCTGTACCCGGCGCAGTATTAAATGTAACGCTACCGCCGCTTGGAGAACCAACGCCCGATACTGTGTAGTCAGTGGTAAGTTCCTGAGTAACGCCGTCTACTTTTACTCGAAGATCAGTGGCTTTTTCAATAGGCCAAGTGTATGCAAATGATGCTGTGGAATTGTCTCCTGTGTATGTTGCTTCTTCTCCTTGGAAGTCTGGATTGTCTACTGCATCGTGATACAAACGCAGTGTGGTGTACTTGTAGTGACCATCTGGGAAGAAGATAGTCTGGATTTCATTGTTAGACGCATGGTTGATTGCGTTCTGGATAGCAGTCGTGTCGTCGGTTGATCCGTCACCCGTAGCGCCAAAGTCCTTGACGTTTAGATATAAAGAATCAGGCAGAGCTTCAAACGTCGCATTACCTGCGCCATCCGTTGTCAATACCTGTCCGTCTGTGCCGTCAGTCGCTGCGTAAGTAACAGCGCCTAGTGTAGCACCTGCGAATGTAGGACTGTCAGTAGTAGCAACACCTTGGTCAAGCGCTTTTACAGCTGCTTCGTCAGTTAGCTCAGAGTCCATTACAGCGCCAGCAGCAGTTACATTTGCTGTGTCTGTTACGTCTGCATTGGTTTCAACTGTGTCTAACTTTGTACCATCGGCAGCTACATCACGACCGTCAACAGTTCCGCTTACTGAAATATTGCCAGCAACAGAAACATCACCCTGAAAACTAGGGTTAGATAGGTCTGCTTTAGTAGCACTAGCTGTGGCAATATTGTTGAATTCTGTGTCAAACTCAGTGCCGCGAATAACCTTATTGGAATCACCAGAAGGCAAAGAATCTTTTGCAGCAAAGTCCGTAGTCTTAGTATAATCAGTCATTTAAGTTTCCTACAAAAGAAAGGAAAGAAAAGGGGGCCATGGAGACCCCCAGAGAGGTATTATGCGTCGTAGACAGCAAGTACCAAACCAGCTTCAGGACGGTATACCTGAACGCCGTATAGAGTATCAGCAGTGTACAGAGTTGAGAGGTACTCCTGCTTGTACTGAGTCTGTGAACGTACAGACATTTGCTCTGCGTGAACGAGAGCTTCTTTTTGCATGAGGATACAACCGCGAACGTTGCTCTCAAGAGTTGGGCAGTTAGACGAAACGTAAACGTCTACACCGTAGAGGTTACCGATAAGACCGGTGTTTACAGTCTGTCCTGAAACGAAGTCAGAAGACGAGAACCGCTCAGTGCCCATGATGGTGTTACGTACTACTGGAGGAACAATAATGCAACGTCCGTCCATTGGTACGTCAGCGTCGTCAAGAAGCTGGATAGCCTGACGGAAACCAGCGTCAGTGAAGACATCACCAGCAGCTACAGTAGAAGCAGCAAAGGCTGTCAGTGGAGTACCACCAGCAGAAGCAGCGTCGAAGTAGTAGCTGTTGCTGTTAACCCAGTCAGCACCAGAAGGAGCATTTAGGTCCATAGTACCGTTACCGAAACCAGTAGCAGCGTTCATAAGATCAGTGTCAACCTTAAGTGCCAACTGATAACCAGCGTCTTCAGTATAGAACTGACGGAGGCTGTTGAGTGCCTGTACTTCTACGATGTCTTCAATGAAGCGTGAGTATTCAAAGTGACGATCAACTGAGATCTGCAATTCACCTTCTACGTTAGCCTGAATGTTAACCGCAGTGTCTGCAACCTTAGCAGAAGCAGCGCCACGGATAGGCTTAGGTACGTGAATTACGTCGCCTTTCTTACCTGTCATTGGCAGCTTCTTAACAAGAGGAGCCATCTTCAGGTTCTTTTGATATGCAGCAATTACTTCATCACTCCAGATTTCTGGGATGAAAGTAGCAGCAGCAGTTTTGTTGACGATACTTCCGCCGCCAACCGTACCGGGATAAGTTTGAGTAGCCATTATAATCTCCTAGATTATTTTACGCGACCCTCCGCATACGCTTCCATGATTTCATCGGCTAAAGCAGTATAACGATCAGGGTCTGTTCTCATAAGTTTAATAATATCGGCCCGTCGATAAACTTTCTTCCGTGTTCCTTCGGTACTTCCTCGTGCATTGCCTGTATTAGCTGCCTTAAGTTGTTGCTTACGTGCCTGTTTTTCAACATCGGCAGTTTGCTGGGTTACTACCTTCCGTTCTTTCCAGAGTGAGAAGAGTTCGTCAGCTGCGTCAGCATCATACTGCTGGTCAGCGGCTACAAACAATTGAGTCCTAATCTTTGAAGCTTTGATCCATTCAGCAAACTTAGGGTCACCAAGTATTTCTTGCATGTCTGGATGTTTAGTATTAAGCGTAGCCAAAGCAGCTTGTTGCTTATACTGCGTTGAATACTGTTCTGCTTCTCGAATCTTAGGATGATTCTCAATTGCACGATTAACAGCACCTTGTGGATCAGTGAAGTAATCTATATCATCTTCAGGCTCAACGTTTTGTTGAGGTGCTTGAGTTGGTGTTTGACTAGCAATGTAATCATCCACCACTTTACGAAGTTCACCTACTTCGCCGGACTGACGACCTAAAAGCTTTTCAGCTTCTTGGTGCATCTGTACAACTTCTTCCAGTGATTTACCTTGGTACTTCTCTGGTAATGTAGGTTGCTCTTGAGGTTGTTCAGCTTCTTCTTCTACAAACTGAGTCTCTACTGCTTCTTCGTTTATATCGTCCACGTTTTCCATTTCTGGTTGTGGGTCAACTAATGTTGCTCTTGACATTATTAAGCTCCGTGATTATAATCATTATGGAGATGTTATTATTTACCTGCTTTTTCGTGCTCCCTAACCCATTTCATATGTGCGCCGGGGAATGAACCATCAGCGCCATTAAGGTGGAAAGACGGGGCAGATACCATCTTTGTAGCGTTAGCACCGCAACCGCACCTACTGGTTGTAGTACCATCCTTTACAAATTCTTCAAAGACATGTCCGTTAGTACAACGGAAGTCATAAATTTTATACACTTACAGGCCCTTCTTCTTCGGCTTCTGCTTGATCACGAGCAGCTTCAATAGTACCTTGTAAGTTAATAACAGTTGCGAAAGCAGCTACTTGACCTTTGCGAAAGTATAAATCTTCCAGATCTTTTACTGTTTGAATATCTGCTAACTGTGTTGCGTTGTTGGAAAGTTCGCTAACGAGTTGTTTGAAACCTTCATGATTAAACAATTCATTGTAATTGTTAAAATATGTTTCAAGCTCGGGTGTCATAGTTTCCTCTAAAGTTTACTGTATAGTAATATTATACCATACATTTTATTAAATGTCAAGACTTTTTAGAAGTTTTTCTTCTACGGCCTGACGCTGTTACTGCATGTTTAATTTTAGCTGGTCCTGTTTTACGTTTAGCAGATGATTTTTTTTCTGCTGCGGTCATCTTTGCTGCAACTGCTTTAGGTCTACAAGAAGGGTAAGGACGTTTACTCTTGGTAGCTGACTTGCGTCCACAAGGCTTACCCGTTTTAACGTCTACCCAATCTTCTTTAAACCATTTAGTAAGACCACCTTTGGTTTTACTCATAGGTTCCACCACGCTTTTTATACTCTTTAGTCAACCAACCTGAAGCATAAGCACTAGGCCAAACTTTGTATTTCTTTTTAGCTTCTGCCTTGACTCGTGAATAAAGAGCTTTGTTTTTAGGTTTAGGACTACTTTTTGCGCGAGCCATAACTAACCTTCTTCCCTGTTTTTTTAGCAGCTGCCTTAGCTTTTTTCTTACCTGCTGCTGTGTATGCGTACTTTTTACCGTTTACCATTGGCATAGTAGTCTCCTTACCATTTTGATTTATTGGCCCAAAAAGCTGCAGACATTTTGCCTTTAGCTATGTTTTTTGCATGACGCGCCTTAAACGATTTACGTCGTGCTTTTTCTTTAGCAGTTGTAGGATTTTTGCCTGCACCGCTAACTCCTTGCTGTCCATACCTAATAGTTTTAATTTTATCGCCTTCTTTAGCAACAACTACATGGGACTTGGTTGGATGATTAGGCGTCCTCTTTGGTTTGTTGTACCCGCTTACGCCCGCTCGTGCTAGTCTTGGATCTTTCTTTGCTGGCATTACTCAGTTCCTCCACCTTGGCTTCCAACTGGTCTAGGCGCTGGAACGTTCCCTTGAAATGGTTGTTGACTTGGTCTAGCAGAGACTGCATTTCCTTCTGCGTTATTAGCATTTGTTTTACCTTCTATTGCTTTGTCTTTGAGGAAAGTCTCAGCAACGCGCATACGTCGCTCAAACTCTTTATCTTCTTGATCACCTTCTTTAAGGTTTCGGGTGATAGCATTAATCTTATCAATTTCTAGTTCTTGCGGTACAGCAACGGCTTCTGCTGACAACTTAGCAGCACGTGCTTGTGACTCTTGAGCCTGTGCAGACAACGCTTGAGTCTGTGACTGCTGGAACTGTAGTTGTGCTTGTTGTGCTGCCATAGCCATTTGCTGTGCTTCTGGGTTAGGCTGTGAGGCTTGAGCAAGAGCTGCAAGTAGTTCTTCACGATTAGATAAATTCATGTTGTCAACAACAGATTGAATCAATGTGTTGTACAACGGTGAGTCCTTACCCATTGTTTGCAGCAACTGTACAAGCTGAGTAACTTCATACTCACGAGCAATAATGCCCAACGTTGAGCTTGCATTAAACTTGTAGTCTGCTACAGGGTACGACTCAGGATCAAACTGCATGTAACGATAAGCAGCTTTTTTGACAAACGGAATAAGGAATGATTGTTGAAAGTTAATTAATGTGCGCTTATGACGTTTAATAATAGCGCCAAGAGACATACTAATACCAGCGGCAGTACTCTCGCCGTTAACCTGACCTGCAATTCCTGCTGAGTCAACGGCTCCTGTTGCTTGTTGTACCATTTGCTGCAATGCTCCTGCTTGAGCAAAAGTGATTTGACTAACTTGACCAAAGTTAAAAGGCTGAAGAACTTCACGAGGATCTCCATTAGTTAAAATCATCTTACCGGGACGCACTTCAGGTTTAGCCCCGCGTGGCAGACGTGTAGCATCAATAGCCATCATTGGGTGAATAGTAAGGCTTAGTGCGTCAATGCGTGCGCGTAACTCAGTATCCAAAGCCTTCTGACTGTTATAGCCTTTTTCGCATACACCACGACCCCAGAAACGTCCGGGTACTACGTCCCAAGGGAAAGCAACAACAGGACGATCTTGCATCATATAAGGGTTAGCTTCAGCCTTTAAAAGAATACCCCCGTTAGCGACTACTACAACTGCCTCTACGTACTTTGAATCAGGGCCTGCCTCTGATACCTCTTCGGAGTCATCGTCGTTTGTAGCGTCATCTAGAAGCTCTCGTGGCACTAAACCGTAGTACTTAGTCAAACGTACTTTGTTATCGTTATAAATCGTAAGGTCTTGGTCAGGCTCAAGATCAGTATCAGGAGCAGCATTACCTACGTATACGTCTCGATATATTCCTTGCTCTTGTAGTTGCTCTACATGGTGGCTGCTTACAAACTCATCAATGGCTACACCCATAGCGTCTTCTACAGAAGTAGCTACAGGATCAATCAAAAAGTTTTGAGGTAGTACAGGTTTTAGTTTTACTTTAACTCGCTCAGTAATATTAACTCCTACTGCTTGCAAATCTCCACCCATAATAGGCTGAGTAGCAGGAGCCATTTCTTTCATTTCTTCAATTACAATTTCACCAATACCCGTACCAAAGACTGCAGAGTTAATCAAACATTCTGCTACTGCTTTACGTACCATACAGTTTTCAAAGTCTTCTGTTAGTTTGTTACGTAAAAACTGTACGTCTTGACGCTCCGTGTCACCAAAGTTATCGCTAACGTCAAACCATTTACCACGGCCAAACGTAGCTTCTTCTAGTTCTGCTACATTAGACTCAACTGCCTGTTGAAGTGCAGGAGAAATAATACGGGAACGCTCAGACCCACGCTGGCTGTCAGCAGGGTCCCATATACCACGCCATAATCTATAATATTCTTCAAATCTTTCCTCATAATTGCTTTCGTAAAAATCCCTCCAGTCTTCACATTTGTTAATAACCCAATCTTCTAGAGACTCTTGGATCATCAATGGATCTTGTTCATACAGTTCAGTCATATCAGTATCCTGCTACAATATCTAAAATTTCAGGTTCGTCTAAGTCTAGGTCAGCTATACCGTAAGGTACGTTAGCTAACTGATCTATGTACGCTAAAGCGTCTACCAAGTCATCGTGTGTTAGTGGATCAGGGAACTGAAATAACTGATCTAAAAATCTACTGTTCCACTCACCTTTGTTTAATGTTATAAAGCCGTTTTCAAATCGTCCTTGCAATGCCCACATAATACGATCTGTTTTCTTTTTGTTTCCGTGTGTCAACTCTTCAACTCTAAAAAACATACCATAACGTTTTTGCATATCCATTAAAGGAGACATTACTGCTTGTTTAGCAATTCCTCGTTCGATGCCCACACTAAGGGGACGGTAATCTCTAACGGCCTGAAATATCTTAAGTGCCGTTTCGTCAAGACTCCATCGTCCATAAATAATATTATCAACAAACCAACCGTGCTCACTGACCTTAACGACGGCAATTGCTGTATCATCAAGCTTTGTGTTTTTAGTTTTCTTTTTGTTGACTTCTTCAAATCCAGCCAAGTCAACCGCAATGTAATAATCTCCTACTTCTGACTCATCCTCACCAAAGCGTACCCAGTCTTCCTTAAACATTTCTGAACCGCGAGCTTCAAACGATGCCATAAATTCTTGGCGAAACGCATAACTCGACATGCTGCGTTTAGCAATGTCAATTTCAGACGGGTCCAATAGTGGATTATCATAAGAAGTAAAGTGCCAAGCTTTGTACGTCGGATCATCATCTAACTCTGCATATTTGTATAGTTCATAAAAATGGTTGCGACCCATAGGCGTACCTATGAACATCGCACAGCCTTTTTGGTCAGCCAAGGCAGGTCTAAGAATCTGCTCAAAAACCTCTGGCTTCATGTCAGCATACTCGTCCATTACTAAAAACTTAAGGCTGACACCTCGCATTGTCTCTGGTCTATCGGCTCCTTTTAGGCTAATGGTAGCACCGTTGACAAGCTTAATTTGAAGATTATTAATGTGACTACCAGCAATAACAGGGTGCCCCAATTCCAACAAGGTTTGCCACATGATGTCTCTGGCTTGTCCCTGAGTAGGTGCGACGTAAAATACATGACCTCTGTCCGCCTGTAGTGCGTTTACAATTAACATCCACGCTGCTAACCTAGACTTACCAGTACGTCGCCCAGCAGCTACTATTTTAAATCTTGTGTCGTCTGCCCAGACATCTTGTTGCCAAGGCAGTAGTTCTATATTAAGATCCATTAAAGTCTACGAGTACCGCTGGCTTTTCTAGTAATTCAAAAGTAACTGCTACTTCTACGTTACCTATTGTTGACACTTGTGCTTTAACAGTTTCTTCTTCGTGTAAAGCAAAGATGCCTAAAGACGACTGACCTCCTAGCACTAATCTGTCACCTCCGCCAACGTTAGTCCCGTCAAAAATATAAACTTGAGGATCTAGACGTGCAATTGTGTACTCTTCTCCGCTAGCTGATGCTGTAGTTAGTGTTACTGTTTTTGTAACTAAATCAACGGTGTAGTCATTACCAACACCTTCTATAAGAACAGTTCCGTTTTTTCTTACTTCAAGATAAGTACTTGTAGCCGGACTAGTAAAAGTATAGTTTAGTGTCGTAGTTCCCGGACTTGGTACACTAGACTCACTGGCTCCTATTTGATCCCAATACAAATCTACTGAGTTAGTAGAGGTATTGTGGTTGGCTACAAAAATATAGTTAATACTACATACGTAACCGTTAGGCACAGCAAACACTTCGTGCAGATCTGTGTTTGTTATTGTAAGATGCTTAGTATATAACATTAGTAAGTCCACATAACTGGCGTTGTACCACGAGTATCGACGTGAATAAAGTCTTCAGCAATTCCTATACCTGTAAAACCAAGACCTATTGCAGCAGTGACAAGCTTAAGGCGAAACACGGCGTTTGTTATTTTTATATCCGCCGCGATGCCTTGGGCATGTGTGCCGGGTACGTCTTTCTTAGCTTCTATCGGATGCTCAGTCGGGTGTCTGTACCCGCTGGTAATTACGAAAGGAAACCCGCACGCCTCTCTTAACTTGTCTAGCTTTTCAAGGAAGTCCCTTTCCATGTTATTGTGTCCAGTGACTTGACAGTTAAACTCTGAAGGATCAAAATGCTTAAGATTCATCTACCACCTCTCCTTCAATTACTGTAGGTTCAGGAATATCTACTGCACCAACACCACTAATATTAATCTGAATGGCGTTTCTACCTCCATCTTTAACAATATCTTTTTCAAAAGCTGCAACGGGCAGTATTCTGTCCATAACAAGCTTCCACGCCGCTGCTTGATTCTTATGATCGTGGTCAAGAGCCGCTTCAAATATTGTATCAAGCACTTTTCTGGACTTAGGAGACGCTAACATCCGTGCTTTGTACTCGTTTATGACCGCAGCGTCACCCTTCGGGCGACCAACAGCATTGCGATTACCTTTTTTTGATGCAGCTACGTCACTTTTACGCGGTCTTCCACGCTTTCGGCGAGGAGGATTATCAACATCTGACATAAATACCTCTTTAAAGAATCTTTAAAGTTGCATTACCGTAAACTTTTAATAATATATTTATAAAATTTACCATTACCGTTACGGTAAAGTATCTTTAAAGACATAACATACTATTTATTGTACCATACTTTTGATGATTTGTCAAGCATTATTTTAAACAAGACTACAATGTCCTTTAAACTGTACAGTCACGGTCCAGATTCTGCACTACTAAGTCCTTGTTTTCTATACAGTTTATCTGCTTAGAACTATTGGCTATATTAAGTTCTAATTTTACTCTTTTTTGTGTCTGAGTAGCAACACGCGCAATCGCCGCAGACACAGCCCCTCCCCCGGTGCAGTTAACGATAACGATTCTCATTAGCATTCGGGAATGATTCTCATTAGCAAACAAGAATGATTCTCAATAGGCAGGTGTGAGAGTCTAGGTTGG